AATGTTTAGCACTACAGTAGCCATACCGTTTTACCAAGCACTTTCTGGTTCAAATATCTCCGTAGGCAACATTTCAACGACAGCACCTATGACATGGGCTACAGGCGACCAATTAAACTGTTCAGGCACATACGAAGCAGCTTAGGCTATAGACTACCTATGCTGTTAGCAGATATAATGTATGCAGACGAAGCAACGAACAGCTACGCTTTTTTAAGCAATATGTTCGCAGAGTCATTAAAGTAACAATAAGGTAAAGCTAATATGGGAAAAACAACCGAACCAGTCATGCAGACCAAAGCCGTACAGGTTAAGGTATCTAGTAAGGCTGTTGAGGGTGAACGTACCATTCTGGCAGTAGTCAGCTCGACTAATTTCGACAGAGATTACGAGAGAGTAGACGTTACAAGCCTACGACTTCCACTAAAAGGTGGTGGCACAGTGTACGCAAAGGACTTGACTGGCAAAGAAGCCATTGATATTCCAATGCTACTAAACCACAGCTTTGATGTAGAGGACGTAATTGGCTCTGTACGCAAGGCTTATCTAAATGAAATGAACGAGCTAGTCGTTGAGTTCGGTATATCAGGCAGGGCTAAAGCCCAAGACTTGATGACCTTGATTGACGAGAAACACTTAGACAACGCATTTAGTATAACCATGAGCGACTATAACTTTGATAACGACACTATATATGACGCAGAGATTGTTGAAATCTCTATGGTATTTAGGGGCAGTAACAAAGACGCTAGAGTGTTAGCAGTAAAATCCCTAATAAAGGAGAGCAGTATGGCGGAAGCCAAAGAGCAAACCCTAGCTGAAAAGAAAGCCGAAATCGAACGACTTAAAAAGGAATTGGAAGTTGCGGAAGCAGATGTGGTGGAAACACCAGACGAACAACCAGCAGACGAAACCCCAGAAGTTACAGACGAAGCTGAAATTGAAGCGGACGAGGAAGCTGACGAGCCTGTTGATGGCGAAGCCGAAGCTATTGCGGAAGCAGAAGCAGAGGACGAAGCTGATGACGAACAGTCAGACGAAGCAGAAAATAACGAAGCAAAGGAAACTAAACAAATGAGTGATAAAATCACCGCAAAGCAAGCCAAAGACACACCAGCCCCAGAGGTTGTTGAAGTCGTTGCTAAGAAAGCAAGCAAGAAAGAAATCCGAGAGCTATTTGTTAAGCAGTTTATCGCCTACAAAACTAAGAATGTAGCCGAGCTTGAAAAGCTAAACGAAAAAGCTATGGAACTAGATGGTGTTAAATCTAAGGAAATCACATACGCAAACGCTTCTGCTCTATACCAGAGTGAAGTCGTAGCTACTGACATTTTCGAGCAGTACAGCAACACAGGTCGTGTTGGTTCTCTCGTAAACAAGATTGATATTCTTGGCGCAACACAATGGAAGCAAATTGTACAAACTCGTGGCAGCGGTTTCGCACCAGTCGGCATTCAGGAAACTAAAGCTGAGGACAAGCCAGTTTGGACACCTATCACAATCCTACCAAAAGAACACGCTCTAATCGTGGCTTGGTATGACGCAATCGCTCGTGAAACTCCAATCGCTGTATATCAGCAAATTGTACGTTACATCGCTGATGAGTACGCAAAGCTTGAGGACAAGATTGTTATCTCATTCGATGGCATAACAACAGGTGGCGGTGATGTATTTGCTCGCACAGGTCTAGTACCTCTATTGCTTGCAGACGGAACACGCACAGTAAACGTTGCAACTTTCACAGGTGCAGCAGTACAACCAGCTCTAGGTATGGCATACGGACTTGTTGAGAGCGACAAACAGCTTTCAATGGTATGTAACCGCAAAACTTGGGGTCGCCTAGCTACAACTGTAGACACAGCAGGTGTCAATACATTCACAGTAGTTGGTCAGCAAGTAACCGCTGGCGCACTTGGAACATTCAACATTGTAATTTCAGAGGAAGTTACTGATGGTAACGTTGTTCTTGGCGCATTTGACGACTATCAATTAGTATCTCGTGGTGGACTAGAAACTCTATTCAGCCGAGAAGCTACAGTAGGAACATTGAATCTATTTGAGGACGACGCTAGCGCAGTACGAGCTTGTGTTGATGTTGCTGGTAAGCCAGTTAGCCTTAAGTCATTCGTACTACTTGACTTCGTACCAGCAGTAAGCTAATAAACCCTAGATAAGGAGATGACCAAATGATTACAGCAGTTAAAATGGCACAGTTGCTTGGTCGCTCTTTGTCCAGTAGCGAAACAGCTAGTTACGAATTGTACCTTAAAATTGCACGACAACAGCTTGAGCAATTACTTTGTTTAGAGCTATGCACCGATGGTGGCGAGCGTACCTATGAAAGCCGAGATGGTTATCGTACTGTGTATATCGACCCTTTCACATCTGTAGCCACAGTTACGATTGATGGCAGTGAGATAAGTGAGAGCGACTATACGATTAAGCAGAATGATAAGTTTAATGGTTCATGGTACAACATCATCGAGTTCAGCACTAAGCGACAGGGCGAGTTAGTAGTTGTGAACGGAAGCTGGGGGTTCGACCCAGTACCCGAAGATTTACAACTACTGCTTGCTCTAATGTTTGCTGATATAAGTAAACAACAGCAAGATGACAGCCGAGTTAGCACAAAGAAAATAGAGGACTTCACAGTAACCTATAAAGATGGCGGTGGTATGACATCATTCGTCCAGTCAAACGGACTATTGATTGATAAGTACAGCCAATGTAACAAGGGAACTATACGACATGGAAGTGTTCAACCTATTTACTACAACTGATTACGAGCTATTACAGCTTGAAAGCGGTGCTGGTGGAAACGCCATAGTAGAGGAATGGACAGCAAATGGTGTGGTCAAACTTCGAGATGGCATGGTGCAATCCGACAATATGGAAACATTTGAGTCGGGCAGTACCATACACATACGACCAACAGAGCCGTTTATAGCGGTTCTAGGCGGTAACTTAGTCGGTAATGGTGTCAGAGTCGTCAAAGACAATCACACCACCGCAGAGTACCGCATAATTGGTCAGACCGAGGGCTATGACTTTGATACAGGCGAGTTGGCATTTTACAAAGTAACACTTAAACGAGAGTCAGTATGGGAAACGTCAGATTTACCTCTAACATAAAGCAGTGGACAGCCGAAACTAATAAGAAGCTGGACGTTGCATTTTTAGAGATGGCAACAGACATACACCGAACATCGGCTATGCTTGCACCTAAAGACACACGCAACCTTGTCAATTCAGGCAGGATTGAGCGAGTCAAACAAGGGCATTACACAGTTAGTTATGGTGGCGGTTCTGTACCATACGCAAGAATAAGGCACTACGAAAATAACAAAAACCCACAGACGTTGAGATACCTAGAAAAAGCTGGCGACTCAACATTCAGAAACTTAAAAAGATACACCAGAGGATTGTAATGGTAACACTTCACATACTTAAATACTTAGATGACAACGGCTTCGGAAGTATGAGCAGTAGCTTGTTTTTCGAGAAGTTACCACTAGGCAAAAGCGGTGTTGCTATATTCTCAAGGGGCGGTGAAGCAAACTATGGCAGAGCTAGATGTGTTCAGCGGTTCGATTTGTATAGCAGAGGTAGCAGTGATTTGACTGGCTACGATAAACTAGACAAAATCAGGGGCTTTTTCGCAGACAGCTATGGCGAAACTTGTACATTACCAACCATCAGTGGTGTAAGCACTAGAGAATATAAGAATGCTCGCATAATCGCAATAGACAATATTGAGAACATCGGACTTGATGATAACGATAGGGTCATATACAGATTAGGTGCAGAGATAATTTACGAAAAGAACTAAGGAGAAAATAACATGGCAAACGTTGTACTTGGCGGACCAGCAGAAGTAGCGATAAATGGTATCACCATTCCAGCTTCACTACTAAGCGAAGTGTCTGTCGAACTAACAGAGGGAAACCGAGAGCGTGAAACTCTTGGCGGTACTTTCACAAAGCCTAGCGGTGTAATGGAAACTGCTCAAGTAATGTTCACACTTTACTTGCCTAGCATGGACTATCTTAAAAACATCTTCCCATCACGCTACAATGCACCATCTGGCGAACAGCTAACTGGTAACATTGTAATTAACAGTGATGAGTGTGTTGAAACTTCATCTGGTCCAGTGAACATTCACTATACCTGT